AAAGTTTCTTCTTGTGCAACAACTGCCTGTTCTTGTGCTTGTTGTTTAATATCTTCGTTGTCCGGAAGGTTCAACATTTCTTCAAGTTTTTTTGTCATAATAGTTTTCCATTATATGCTACTATTATTTATCTTATTTTCGTTTACCTTGATGGAAAATATCACCTTCATTTACAACTCTAAATATCATTCCTTTTTGTTTACAGTAACCTTTAGCTGCTGCCCACTTAGCTTGATTAACAACATAGTGTAACTTGTTTACTTTGCTGTTACCTAGTTGTTCTTTAAATGTGTGATTTGCTGGCTTAACTTCAATAAGTTCAACATGCTGTTTACCTGTACGATCATTATATACTATAAAAAAATCTGGAACATAAATGGTGTGCTTTCCGCTTAATGGATTTCTATAAGGAATACGAACTGCTTCACTAGCCCATTTTGTTATGTTTTCATTTGTATCACACATACGCATAAAGGCAAACTCCCAACTACTTCTATAAGTAGGAGTTCTGCCGCCTATATATTTTTCAGGATTCTTTAACGTATATTTGCCTTGTGCAAAGCGTGACATTATAATATAACGTTTCTATTTTCGTATGTTACAACTTGGTAGTCAGATGTATAGCCAAGAGCACTTACTTTGCTTCTGTTATTATTTAAAATAGCAGCTACTAGTTGACTAAGTTTTACTTCATCTAATCCTTTTAAACTATCTAATAATTCAAATATGTTTTTATTTTCAGATTTAGCTTGTTGTAATAGTACTGTAGTTATAGCAATAGCTGCACTTTCTTCGAACTTTCTTTTTTTAAAAAATCCTAATACACTATCAACTTCGTTACTTGTAATCGATATTGATTTTGAAAAGTATCTATCAAAAAATGATTTTACTTCTGTTGCACTGTCGGTTGATTTGTTAATACTTTTATCAGTTATACTACTCATTTAGCCACCTATAATATCTTTAAGAATGCTAGTAAATGCTGCACCTTGTAATGTTGGATCTACTCTATAGTTATCAACTACTGCCTGTTGTAGTTGAGATTGCTGGGTTGCAGTTAAGTTATTAAATAACTGTCCGTTATCATTAAACGAGTTTGACGAGCCTTGTGCTATTGAATAGTTTCGAAGTGCGCTTTTGGCCAAATCTCTTTGCTTAATAGTATTATTTCTTAACTCTCTTTGAGATATTGATGACTCTAATGCTGCATCAAGAAATGCTGTAGTTATAGCTGTTTGGGTCGAGTTTGTTGGAAAAAAAGTACTGTTGTTAAACGGAACTCTATTATTTGTTGTAACCGGCTGGGTTGTAAATGTTGATCTTAGATTACGCTGTTGTTCACTATTAAAATCAGTTATCCCTATTGCTTCGAAAAATATATCAGTGAATACTTTTTTCCAACCTTCGTCTACTCCGGTTGTTTTGTTATCCGTTGACTCTGTACTAGTACTACTATATGGACTAGGTGATCTATCATAGTGTGCATTGTCTGCAAACCCTGCTGGCTCGTCTAATCCTGTATATCCTCTATCATACAGTACAGTTTCATAATCAACACGCATAGTGTTCTTCATCAAGCCGCTGCCATCTGTTTGATCTACTCTGTCATGTTGCCATTCACCTATAAGAGGATTAACAAGTGTAAAGCTAGTAAAATGACTATCAGCATTTTGATGATGAAGTTGGTGTATAGTTATACTATTAAAAAACGGATAAGTTTTGTTTGCTCTGTTAAAACCATGCCTATAAGTATTTTGTGGCTCGCTATCGTATAATCCAGTTTGATATGCACGTGGACGAGTTCCTTGATCAGCATAGTTGCCATCTTCATAATAATATCTGTAATATGCTTCCCACAAAAGAGTTGTTAAGCCTGCTGCATCATCATGAAACTCAATATTACAAGGATTATAGTTTATTCTTGTTTGAATTACTTTTTTTCTATTGTATTGATTTAAGGTATCAGTATTAATAGTATACGTTGGCAAATCTGCGGCAGATGCTAATATATTAAACTCTCGTTTGTTTAATAAGTTACTAACATTGTTTCCAAGTGATTGTAAAGCTATTGGATTTACATCTATTACAACGTGGTATAAGAATTTAACTTTAGGTGCTAGTCTAAAGTTATTACGTCTATACAAGTTTGCAGCATGAGTGAAGTCACCCATTATACCTTTGTTGGTATCAAAATTGCTAAAGTTATCAAAGTTTCTATTTAACGGCATAATGTATTTATCTTATATTTAAACAGCGCACATAACAAATAAGGAGCCCATTGGGCTCCTTAGAAGTCAAGCAATCTCTTAAATGTTATTAAAGAGCGGCAGCGCCTGTAGCACCTGTGCCTGTTTCACTATTTCGATCTTGGAAGTTATTAGGCGTTCCAACACCAACATTAAGTTGTACAGCATTGTCGTATTGAATATTAAGAGCTACTGTCATTGGATCATTTGCTGAGTAACTCATCTGACCGTAGTCAACACTTGTTAAATAGCAACCGTATATTTCCCATGTTTCTAACACAGCTGGAGTATTGGCGCCGTTGCCGCCGTCTAGTACTTCAATGCGTTGTGTAAACTTATAGTCTTGTCCTGTAGCAGCACTTGACTGTTCAAAGAAATCAAACTGTTTCTGTAGTTGCTCGCCTACAGACCTTTGAACATTACCATTAACATCGTCACGTAAGTTCATTGTGATTGCTTGCCATGTATGTTTTCCTGCCATGAAAATCTTTGAGTTGTAAACATCAAGTTGGATCGGATCGAACTGAATGTTTGGTCTTGTAGCGTCAATAACCTGTTTTGTAAGTTCAGTCGTATTGCCTGTAATACCAAAGTTTTCAAGTGTAACGCGGAAGCGATACGCTAGTTTTGGCATTAGCAGACCCTGACTGCTTGCACTAGTATCGTTTGCTAACGGTACTGTTAAATTTAATAGAGTTGAGATTGCCATCTATGTTTCTCCTTATCACATGTATTTATCATTTGTAGGGGGATTTTATTTTCCCCCTACTTTAATGACTTATAACCCTGCGATTTCTCCTGTGTTTTTGATACGTAACGGAATGTAAATAAACTCAACTGCTTTGACTGGTTCAATAGCAATATCTACATACAGTTCATTTCGATCAATTCTTGCTGGTGTGTTGTTTGATTCGTCACACACAACTAAGAAGTCATATAGAGCTCTTAGTCCCACTAGTTCAACCATTAAACTTTCTACTTGTGCTTTGATTTCATCACGTGTGATTTTATCATTTGGTTCAAATAGATATGGTTTTGTTAACTGATTCAACTGACTACGTAAGTACACTACAAGTCTTGCAACATTGACTCTATCAAGAGCACTTGCATTTCTTGCACGAGTTTTTTGTCCAAATACAACTAACCCAGCACCTGTTAAGAATGTGATAGGATTAACGTTGTTCTGATACAATGTATCTCTTTGACCTTCGTTTAGTGCTGATGCAACAAACTCGCCTTCACCATTAATATAACCTGTTGAAGTTGCGTTTGTAACTCCGCCACGTCTTGTGCCTGCTGGTGCAAACCATGGATAAGCAACTTGATCGTTTAATGCAAAAGTACGCAGTACCATATGACTTGGAGGAACAACTACATTGTTACCTGCATTATCACTTGTGAAACCACTTGGGTAATAAACACCCATGTACTCATCTCTACTTACAAGTCCATCATCGTTATCTTCAACAACTGTATTAACATTGGTTGCCCATTCGTTAAGTGAAGTTGCATCTGGTGTTAAACGGAAAGGTGAATCACCAATAACAAATGCTGTTAAGCCTCTGTCATAGTTTAGTGTAATCATTTCTCCGATTAGCTCTGGATAACCTGGTGTTGCCATCAAGTTAAAGATGCGTGATTCGTTGTCGCGAATGTCTTGGTTTTCGTTTAGCATTGCTTGTAGTTTTTGTACTACAACTTTACGCTGTGCCTTACGTCCAAAACTACCTGAGCCATCTGCTTCATTAGCTGATTCAGTAACCCAACGATGCGGATAGTATGATCCCATTGCTTCGTCACCAAAACGTTCATTGTCTGCTGCCAAGTCTACATAGTTACGCTCAAAACGCTTAACATTAAAGCCACTTCTACGTAGATTCCAAAGTATCATGCCTTTTGGATATAGTGCTGGATCTGGACAATCTGCATCAACATAGTTACTAACAATCATGTTAGCAATAGTTCCGGCTGTGCCACTGTTTGCGCCTGCTGTATTATAACGTGCATCTGCAAATAGTACACCATTTTCAGTTGTTTGATCTGTTGTATCTAGTTCAACCCAACTGTTTAGTGTATTGTTCCAACGATAGATTCTTGGGAAGTTTTCAAGATCTGCTGTACTAATCCAAATATCGCCTGTTACTAAGTTTCCAGAATCTGAACGATCGCCGTCTTCTGGTGCAGTAGCAGAAACTATTGGACCTGCTGCATCTGGTGCATTTTCTGGAGTAAGATCATAATATGGCGAATCGCTATTTAGATATCCGACCCACTTGCTTCCGTCGTGTACCATAATGTCAACTTCGTCAACTACACTACTATACCATAGTGCGCCGTCTGCTGCTAGTGCAGTTGGTGCATCATCACTTGCTGTATATGTAAGTTCTTTCCAAAGTGTTGCAATATATTCATCTGATGCGCCACTTGGAGTATCATAGAAGTTTACAGTTCCTGCTTTAGTTGAATAGTTCCACGCAGTAAATGCATCTGCTAACGGCGTATTTGCACCATCAACAAATCTAATATCACCGCCAATAGCATGTGTTATTATAACTTTGTTGCTTGAGTCGACACTAGCAGTAACGTTAGTTAATCCTGCTGCGTTAACTGCTGTTGCCATTAAATCTGCATCACTTGCTGCACCTGTTGCAGTAAATGGAACGTTTACAGGTGTACTTAATGTTGCACTACCTTTTACTGTTTCACTAATACTAAACGCATTGCTACCAGATGTAAATGTGAGATTGTCGACTATTCCACTAGTAATGGTTGTAGCACCTGTAGCATTACGCTTGTAAAGAGTAAAGTTAGCTAGGTTTGTTGCTGATTCTGTAACATTTGCCATTGCATAAACATTAAGCGATGTTAGATTGGCTCCGCCACCTGTTTTATCTAGGCCAAGCAATGCTGCTGAGTTTGAAGTATAAATCGGTGTGCTTACTGCATCCCATAGTTCAGTTGAACCATTCCAAACTTTTGTTTTCCAATCTGCACCACTGTTTGGTGTAGTTGTTTTAACCCAGATACTTCCTGTTGGACGAGATACTGAGTCTGCTGTTTTCCATTCTGGAACGCTTGTGTGAGCAGATGCTTGATGTGCCGGAGGATAATATGTTCCAGCAGTAATACCTGCATCAGTTAATGGAGTTCCTGTACCGTTACCAAGAACGATATTTGAATGTGTTGCACCAGTATTTTTAAATACTAATCTATTGTCTACTGCCTGTGCAGTGATTCCAACAGCACCTAATGCTGTATTGATATCACTTACTGCTGAAGCAAGACTAGTTCCAGATAATGTAACTGTTACACTAAGACCTTCTGCAGATCCAATAGTAATAGTATCGCTTGCTGTAAATGTAGGAGTACCTGCTGTGCCTGTTACTGAAGGCCAGCTGCCTTTCCAGTCTGCACTACCAACTTGTACCCAAGTACCTAAAGTATTTTTATACCATACACGAATAATAGTTGAAACTGCTACAACTGCGTAATCGCCAACAGCGCCTACCGAACCTTTTGGAGCATACGGTGACGATCCTGTAGTTTGTGTAGAATCTGTAATAACTGTTGGTGTCTTGTTAGTAAATGTTTGACCAACTTTATTAGTTGCTGATTCGGCAGTGCCGTTCCATTCAAAAATACCAAACTTTGTTACTTGTGTATCTAACCAATAAGTTCCGTTTAATGGATTTGCTGTTGTTGGTGTTGAACTAGCTGTTAGTGCTGCAAGATCAACGTCTGCTCTCACTACATATGCTCTGTTGCTTACACCTAAATATGAATATGCTGCCTGTAGCCCGTATTCATTTTGCTCGCCGCCATGAATAGGATTGTTGTTAGCATCTGTATAAAATGTAGGATCGCCAAATGTGTCTACTAGATCTCGCTGCGATGTTAGTAGGTATGGTTTACCTGCATTGGCTTTTTGAGTTCCTGGTGCAACACCAGTTCCTGCGCCGTTTGTTTTATTTTCGCTAGTTGCGACAAATATTATAGGTACTGTGCCTGGTTCTGCCGGAGTATAAAAACTCTCGTCAATAACGCTGACCTCTACACCTGGTGAAGTTAATGCCATTTTAAATTTCTCCTGTAAAGTGTTTCACTTACAACTATTTAGCAGATCACCGGAGAAAAAGGCGGTTTTTAGGGGTTAAGTACGTATATAACTCATTAGCTGATCTACGTTAAACTTTAAATCTTCTAATGTACCATTGTTATCAATAGTGAAATCTGCCATCCATTGTTCAAGACTCATACTGTTTTTTGATTCGGGCATGAGATATTTGCTGCGATCAACCCAGATACAATAATCAAATACACCAGTGTTTTGCATTGCAAAAAATTCACGCTTGTTTCGTAGCCCACAATAGATATCGTAAGCAGCAAACATTTCTCTACCTAGAGTCGCTGCATCAGGTACATTATAATCGCAGATAGCATCATACCATTCTGCTCTGTGATTATGCCTGTCAGCATAACACTCTTCTTCGCTAGAATATCCATACTTGTCCTTTAACTGATCATATATAAATAATTTAGAACAAAACTGGCTACTACTTTCAAAAGTATAACCGTAATGATCTCTTAATATTTCACACACAGTATCTTTGCCGTGTCTGCCATGACCTATAACTAATAACTTTTTATTCATACGTTTAATATAACATATTATTTAGACTTTGTCAATATCCATTTTGCAAAAAGATCTGTCCAATCAATGTGTGCTTGTTCAAGAGGATGATCTGATTCTTTTCCACATTCGTATTTGTTTTTTGTTGCCCAATCCCAAAATCCAATGCCGTCTTCCTTATGTACAAGATTAGGAAGATTTAATCTTGCAACCATGTCTTGTAAAAAAATATTATCTTGATTTAATAACTCTGGTTCAATATCTTTAAATGCCGATGTAAAAAAATATTTAATATTATGATTCTCAAGCCAGTTTGTTAAATATTCAAGTTGCTGT